CGAAGATTCATATATCCAAGATGAATTAAATAAAGAAGATAAAGATGTAGCTACTTTAAGCAAAGATAGTTTAAATACAGTAGATAACAAAACTACTAACTTTAGTAAGATAAACGATACTGTAAAAACTAATACAAATTCTGTTAATAATATTAATGGTTTTAATCCTAAAGAAGAGATTCCTAAGATTAAGACTAAAAGATCTTTAGGTGATATAACTGGAACTATGATAGCTAAATCTAATGTAGATTCTGTTAAATCTAACAAAGAAACTCAGATACTGGGAGCTAACGGTAATAAGATTCTAGAAGCTATTGCAGGAACTATGGTTAGTTCATTAGCTGTTCAAGAGAAAATGTTAGAACAACTAAATGGAATAAACCAAAGTAATTCTGATATAGTAAGTAAAATAGATGTAGAAAAGAAAGATGTTCCAGCTAATCAGGTTAAAAACAAACCTGTTACTGAGCGTACAAATTTCCCTACTATGCCTGTGGACTTAGCTAGAAAAGCATATTAAGATATAGAGTATAGGGATATCCCTATACTCTATATTATTTTATGTGTTCTATACAAGCTTTTTTATAGCTGTTTAAAGTAATACTTACATTAGATATTACTCCTAATGGTAATGTATTATATCCTCTACTCTTATTCTTTCTAGATATACCATTTATTTTAGTTTCTAAATCGAATAACTCTGTTTCTAACTCATACTTTCTTTCTACTAAGATAGTATTAAAACAACTTGTATCCATAAAGTTTATTGGTTCATTTAACATATAGTTTATATCGGAATAAGTTTCCCATATATCGTTATAAGTATTTATCAATGTAGTAGCTTTATCGTAAGCTAAATTATAAGCATTAAGTTTTTGAGATAAATTACCATCTGAAACTATAGTTAAATTTGATTTAACCAATTCCATTTCTGTAACTAAGAATATTTCATTATTAATATTAACTGGATAAAACTTTGTTAATGAATCTATTTTCTTAAATGGTAATAAATAATCATATCTATCATCTTGATCTATTACTGGTAAATTAGAATCTATAATAAGTATATTCTCGCAATCCTCTATAGATATACTTTTAGCATATTTCTTTAAATATTTTAAAATATCCTTTTCTCTATTACCAGCTATACTTTCTAAACTTTCTCCTGTGTTAGCATTATAAATATCTATAACATTATTAGTAGCTTTAGCTATATCGAATATACTCTTCGCCATTATTTCTCCTTCTTATTTGTTAATCATAAAAAAGAAAAAAGAAACTCTAGCAGTACCTATAGGTACTGCTAGCTATGGTAAGGTTAAAACTGTTGCACTTTTTTGTCCATGAAATGGATCTGTTTCGTTACATTGTCTATTACTATAAATAAGGTTCCAAATATCATTGTCTGTTACCTTAGTGGTTTTATACATATTTAAAACAGAATGTAAAACTTTTAAATATAGATTTGATTTAGTATGGTAGTTTCTTTTACTTACCTCTACACCAAATTCTTTAGAAGAAATATCTTTATAGCTAACAAATTTAGTATCTTTATTTAAATCTGTAAATAGTTTTCTAAGTTCTATATCTGACTCTATTTTAGTTATTACCATATATGTTAATGCAGCACCATAATTCTTTAAACTATATCTAGTTTTTGGTATAGTAGATATATCTTCTTTAGTTAACTTATACTTAGTAAGTAGTCTAGTAGGATAATTCTTAATAGTTAAATTATCCATAGCCACTCTTAAAGATATCATATCGCCAAACATAGTAGGAAACTTTTTAGTATATCCTAAAGATAACATTTTACCTAACTTATCATTTACATCACTAATGTTAACTATAGGGAAAGTATCTGTTTCTTTAATTCTCTTAAGAGGATAATTACTTAAGTTGTTTATTATAGTTTTATTTATTTTCATGCGACTTTACCTCATTGAGTAATGTTAAGATATCATTAGAGAAAATATCCATAATCAATACTAGATTAGTTACTCTATTAAATTTCTCTTCTAGTTCTATCTCTATGTTATTATCATCTGACCAAGTCTTTAAGTCTTTAAGTGTGTCTTCTGATATGAAAGTTTCTTCCACTTCTAGTATTTTACACTTTATATCAAAGAACATAACTAGGTCAGGTAATAAAGCTTGAACTGTTTCTTTGTTATCTTTATCTACCTCCATATCCATCTCTTTGAAACTCTTTAAGATAGCGTGTGTTTTAATAGTAATAATTTCATTTATGACTAATGTCATTTCATTTTTACCATACTTAACTATCATATCTTTAAAAATACTTAATAATTTATTTGTATTATTATTTTCCATTGTTATTTTCCTCTACTTCTTTATTTAATATATCTACTATATCTTCAGTAACTTCTTCCCCAAATCCATCTGTAGATACTGTATGCGTTGAAGTTCTATTATTAGCATGTGTAAGGGTGATAGTGATATCTAATCTTTTTACATTTAAAACATTGAATAATAAATCTACTAATGTCTTAACTGTCATGTTAGTAGCAGTAACTCTATTCACTACAGCTGACCTTAATGTACTCACAGTTACTTTAGAAGCATCTTCTTTATCTTTAACTAACTTTGATATCTCTTTATTAACATGTCCGTTAATAAGATGCATAAGAGCTTTATCTAAGTTATTCTCTTTTATAGCTTTACGCCATAGTAAGGCTAACAGACCGCCTTCTGACCTAGCTACACTAAACTTATTGACATCTATTTTGTTTGTCTTTGTTGCCATTTTATTCCTTTTGTTACAGTTATTTAATCACTGTGGTTTATTTGCATAGTATGGTTATACTAGCTATTTTAATAATATATGGTTATGGTAATTTACAATATTCTTCATATAGTTTATTTACTATACTAGTTATGTTATTTATGTGGGGTCTAAGCTTATTACCATTAGCTCCTATTTTAGGATGGTGTAATCCTTTTATTAATACTTGTTCTAACAAAATAAGTTCTCTAGCTCGTTCTAACCATCTAAGTATATCATCATTACTAGTAAGATAACCATTATTAGATAACCAATACCTTAACTTTATATTTACATTATTATGTAAGCTTATTGTAGGTATGTCTAAATACTCTACAGTTACCTTACTTATATCAAAATCAGATAATGAAATATAATGTTCAACTATATTATTTTTTGGTGTATTTATGTATATATTTTTAGTTCTTAATGTTTCAATCTTATTTACATTTTCTTTAAGTATATCAATTTTATCTATACTTGTAAGTTCTTTATTAAAAAAGTCATTATATTTTTTAATTAGAAAATCAAACATATTTCTCCTTTCAGTATCTTATATCAAATATACAATCCATATGGAAGTTTTACTGTTTAATTGATAAATTTAAACAGGAGATACAAATGAGTGATATAGTAGAAATTAATACTGATTTAGAAGATGATTCAATAAGTGTATTTACAGATGAAGATCAGGATACATTAGACTTTACACAGAATATGCGTAAGAACTTAGTACTAAATATGACTAAAGAAAAACTACCTAAAGATATAGGTAGTGTTAGAGTTCTTAATGAACTATTAGGAAGTATGGATGGTCAAGTTACAGATAAAACTAAAATTAAACTTAATGCTAATAAAAATGCTGATGATAGTAAGCATAAAGAAGCTATGTTATCTGCGTTAACTAATATAGATAGAGAAACTGGTAAAGCTAGAACTGGTAGTCTAGAACTAGAAGATGAATATATACCTTTAGACTTAGTTCCTGGAGAAACATCTACTAATAAAATAGAGTTAGATTACGAGGAAATAATGGATGCTTTAGTTATAGATGATGAAGATTAGAAAGGATATATAATGTTATTAACATCACAAAGAACAATGTATGCTAGTAAATTAGATTTATGTCAAAAATTTAATGTACCTTATGTTATAAATAGTAATACTACTCTTAATGAGAAGTTTGATATAGAAATAGATAAAGAACTACCTAATGATACTTATCCTTATTTACAATACATGGCTATTGGTACGGGCGGTGTATTTCTAAATGATAGTTTAGATGGATTAAACATATCTAAACACGGACCTATGGATGGTGCGTTGTTTGAACATATACCATTTATCATAAGAGAACCTGATAAAGATTTAGTTCCAGCTCAGAGAGAAAAATATAGGCTTCGTAAAGAAGAAGTTATAAATGGAGTTCCATACATTTGTTATTATCTTAAAGAGTTAGATAATATAAGAGTTGAAGATAACTTCTATTCAGTAAGTACTGTGAATGAAAGATCCTCTATGGCGTTATATAATACTAATAACTCTAAGATACTTAATCCAGAACCTAGACACACTATGAAAGACCATATAGATGTAGAGAGTAACTCATACGCAGCTATCGTAGCTAAGGTAGATGTAAGTCTATCTGACGATGAGTTAGAAGAGATAAATCAAAATATGATTATTATGTATGGTGAAGATAATACTAAATACTTAAGTGAGATAGCTTTATGTAGTGGATTAGATATAACTACAGAAGAGGGTTATTTAGAAACTATATGTTCGCAAACTATGTTTTTTGTAGATATTGAATTTAAAGTGTCTGATTCCTTAAAGAATAATGTAGCTTTTAATAAAGCTATAGAGTTAAGTGGTATGGAACCAGATGTATTATGATGGATAAGAAAAATACTATAAACATTTTAAGTATAGATCCAGGTGCTAACTGCGGAGTTACTATCTTTACTATCAATATACATACTTTAGAAATAGTTGGTATAGAAAGCATATTATTATTGTTAAATAATTATGTTAATAAAGATGATACTAAAGATAACATGAATTTTAGATTAAAAGTATTACATAAAAGAATAGTGGGTATTGTTAAGGAATATGATATAAGGTTACTAGCTATAGAGAATGCTTTCTTGAATAGTAGATTTCCTAAAGCCGTAATGCAACTATCACAATATATAAGCACTATAGAGTTAGCCTGTAATGAAGTGAATAAATTTATTAGGATATATAAATACCAACCTACTGTTATTAAAAAACGAATAGGTGCTGGAGGAGGAGCTAACAAAGATGGAATGACTTCAGCTATAAATAGTATAAAAGATATCACTAAATTTGTAAATCCTTTAAATATGACGGAACATCAAGTAGATTCCATAGCTATAGGTTATTTAGCTATAACAGATATCAGAGATAATCCAGCTATATTGATTTTACTATAAAGAAAAAAGAAACTTAAGATACTGTACTCCTAGGAGTACAGTATCTATATTTCATGATTTAAACCAATGTAATAAGCAGTAACTAAAAGACTGTCTCTTTCTCTTGATTTAATATTTAAACTATGACTATCACCAAAGCAATCTATTTCTAAATTACCTGCTTTAGTTTAATAAATTTACAAAATCCTGCACCTAATACTTTCTTAGCATTTAAAGCTTGAACCATATCTTTATGAGAATTAGTAGATGGAAATACTAGTACTTCCTCTCCACCGTTATCTTCATAAACTATATACTTTAACTTTTCTAACATATATACTCGTTTTCTACATGCTCTATCTCATTTAGGTCTATATCATAAGCATCATCTTCTTGGTCAAACATAGTTACATAAATATCATGTTCATCACACTTGATACTAGATACTGTACCTACCCATTCGTTAGAATCGCCATTTTGTTTAGATATAAATCTATTATTTAATTTACTATATTTTATAACCTCTATTATCTTATGTATATCATACTTAGAAGTATATTCTTTGTAAGAGTCTTTAGATACAACATTAGGATTTATAAAGTTATATATTTCTTTCATTTCGTTATAAAGATTTACATTGAACTTATTATCCACTGTAAGTAACTCTATCATAATTAAATTATCTTCTAATCCAAACCATGTCTTAACATACTCACCGCTAGAGTAACCAAAATCTTGTCTAAATTTATTTAGTACTTGTTTACCTCTATATAAATTATATAAAGGTGTTATGTCTTCACCATATAATTTGTTATGTAAAGTAAAGAAGCTTTCTACTAATCTTTTAGTAGTTCTTTCTTTTATAACTGAATCATATTCTTTTAACTCTTCTTCGTAAGATACGGATACTAGTTTCTTAGAAGCTTTGATTATCTCTGCAACACTATTTGTTTGCATTTTACTTTCGCCAATAGAGAACATAACAGAAAGTATTAAGCTAGTAGCTTTTCCTATATTACCTTTACAATCTATAAGTACTTGAGCCATTACGAAATGCCATGCATCTACTAGCTCTACATGTAGATTAACGATATCATGCTCTTTATGTATATCTTTCCAATGTTTCCAGTTTAGAGAGTCTATAAGCTCATTCACTTCCATACCTATACATAGTTTAAAATCTATGAACCTATTTTTGTTAGTTATTCCCTCTAACCATTGTTTACCATTAGTATCATAATTTAATTCAGATTGTAGAGTTAACATTTCAGTTATGTGTTCTGTAACTGTTTCTAGATTTAGTTTATCTGAATAGATACAGACATCTATAATAGTTTTGTTAGTATATTTAACTTTGTAATCTTCTAGGTACGCTAGTATTTTACCTAACTCTTCTTCATCTTCTTTAGATAAATTAACTTTTAACATATACTCATTAAGTATACCCTCTAAATCTCTAGCCATAATGAAGCTAGTATCTTTTTTATTTAATATAATCTCGCCAATTTCTAGATCTCTACTTAACATTGTAGCTAATTCTAACATTTTATTTTTACTCATAACACTTATCCTTATTTTAGTTTACTTTTTATTATTTTATTTACTTCGCCAAGTGTTAAGTTATCTATATCTGCATATAGTTTTTCTAACTCTCCACCTTTCCATTTTATATACAGGTCAGGGTATTTAACATATCCTACTCTACCGAACTTTTCATGCATATGTTTATATACATCAAACACCACTTCATCGTGTTTCTTTATATCTATGCTAGGCGTAAGAGGATATTTAGCTTTATTGATATTAAATAGATAACTTCTAACTACCATATCTTCTAAATTTATATTACCTCTATCTGCACTAGCTAGTATTTCTGATAACAATGAATAATAACTTCCTTTATGACTAGCTCTATGCTCCCTTACAGCCATAGCTATATCTAATCTATCTCTTTGTTCTATATTTTCAAAAAATATATCAGAAGAATTCATGGCGTAGTTATACGCTAAAGTGTGATGATTATCTCTATCAACATTACTGAACATATCATGAATATAAACAGCTAATAAAAGATGTTCTTTATTAACATCTAATTTTAGATCATCTACTATAGTTAAAGCATTATCAGCTACTTCTCTAATATGTAATATATCGTGAGCTTTATCTGTATGTTGATAACAATGACCATATGTCTTTTCTAAGCTTTGTTTAAAACATAACATCTTATTAATCCAACTTAAAGATTATACTAGATTTATCTAAATAAGAATCTAAATACTTTGCTCTATTGAAGGCTCTATCAAACTTAGTTCTAGATACCTTTTCAACTTCCATAGGTCCTTCTTTTAAAGTAAGATTAAAATACTCATTATCTTTTGTTTTAATCATACTCATATCACCTGTTGATATTAATAAACAAGGAGTTAACTTATTTATAACATTAAGACCAAAAAACTGATATCCTACTTCATCATTAAACCAGACTACTTTCCATAGTTCATTATTGTCATCTAAGAATACTATGGTATTATCTACAAACCCTATAGATCTTATTTTTGCACCATGAGTAAAGCTATGCTTCATTTTAGAAGTATAGATAATTAATTCTCTTCTTTCGTCACAATCACTAGCGATAACTACCTTGTTATTTATTTTAATAACTTCTTTTTCAACTATACTTTTATTATCTTTATGATACTCTATTGCTATTTTCATTTTGTTCTCCTTACTTTACTTAGTTTCAATACTGAAACAACATAACTACTTACATTAAATTAATATATGGTTATATTTAAATAGCAAAAACTGACTTTTATTTGAGCAAAGTGTATTTTAATGTAATAAAGTATATTTAAAAAAGGATAACTGATGAAAACAATAAAGAAAGCGATAATGTATACCGATGGGTCAGCCCATCCAAACAATAATAACTGTACTTACCCTAATACTGGAAGTGGAATGCATGGTTATGTGTATGATGAAAATAATTTAGATAAGAAAAGAAATGATAGACCATCTACTGCATTTGTTACCGATAAAGGATATTTAGACGACGGGATGGTTTTAGCTTTTCCTGACCATAAATTACTAATTCCAGATTGTTACATTACAGGTTACTCTAGTTTTAAAAGGATAGGTACTAATAACACTGCTGAGATTCTGGCTTTTGTATCTACTGTAGATTACTTTATAAGAGCTAAAGAAGGCGATGTTCATTTAGTAGATGAATTATTAGTATTAACAGATAGCTTATATGTAATAAATATAGTTAAAAAGATAAAAGAGGATACAGCTAAAACTTGGAATATGACTGTAGAGAAAAACTTAGACTTATGGGGTGAGATAGATAGAGTTTTGGAATTAGCTAAACAAAAGAACCTTGTAGTTAATATAGATAAAGTACTAGGGCATTCTAATAATGTAGGTAACGAGTTAGCTGATGATTTAGCTTTACTAGCTAGATTAAAGTCTACTAAATACCAAAAAGATGAAACTGTATGGAAAGTATCTGATATCAAGAATTTTTGGAAACCTGTAGCTAAAAGACATCCTTTCTTATCTTATAGTAATATATACTTTATGAATCAATTAGCTCCTGGTATGGATAATCTTATCTATAGTGTACTTAGATTTAAAACTGATACTGAAGCTGGTAAGAAGACTCCTGCTTCTGGTTATGGTTTAGTAGTATTAGCTGAGCCAGATAAAACTTTAAATGTAGTTAGAAAAGCTTTCTTAGATAATCTAGGTAGTTTATCTTTAGTATCTGTTATTGATACAGATGTTTTAGAATCTTTTAGAAGCAACCTTATGTTAACTAACTTTGGAGAAGATGTTCTTACTTATCAAGGTAGAGGTAGAAAAGAGATGAAAGTATTAGAAGAAGATACCTTATGTAGAGAAGTTTATCCTCCTGGACTAGCTAAAAAATCTTTAGATAAAAACATCTTACTTCTATCTTATATAGAAGATTTAAAGAATGAGGTATCTCATTCACATACTGAAGTAATGGATATTACAGATACTTATTTTTCTATAAATGAAAAAGGTAAATATAAATACTTAATTGGTACAGGTGTAGACCATATACTAATTAAAACAAAGACACAAGCTGGTGATGAAATTACTATACCTATTGTATTTGGAATAGATATTATGGATAGGAATAGTATGAAGAAACTAGAACCTCTTAAACCTACGGTATTACTATTAAAAGTATCTGTAAGTGAAGAGTGTATAGAATACTATATAGTTATAAAAACTGAACAAGGTGATTATAGCATTTGGTGTAACTTTTATTCTAATAAGGTTTATGTATTATAGATTTTTAATATACTAGTATAGGGATGTCCCTATACTAGTATACATTATATATTTTTTCTTAAAAGTTTTACTGTACTAATTACTGTATCAGATACTTGCATATTTAAATAGAATACAGTGATAGCTACTGTAACTAAGTTTGCACTAACATCAATAGCTGAGATCAATTCTTTTAAAGACTCTTTAGATATAGTAATATCTGTATTATCTTCATCTACCATATATTCATATAGAGTTTTTGACTTTTCTTCAATTACAGCTATCTTAGAATGTACTTCATTTATGTATTTAACATTAAAACTACTACCTAAATGTTTATAGTCATTTACTATTTGAGGTAAATCTGAAAGTCTATCTATAAGGTCACCTACTGCAACTTTCTCTCTTGTACTATTCTTATCTATAATAGTATTAATACTCTCTAACATATTTTGAGAAAGAGCTCTATTCTTTCTTATATGTTTATCTGTACTAGAAAGACTTTTTCTAAAATCTTCATTACTAACAATCATAGAGATAGTTTCATCTACCATATCTAATATTGGTAAAAGATTAGACTCTATAAGCGAGTTATTCTGCTTAAGAACTACATTACAATTAACTAGGTTAGAATTGAGACCCACCACCGTAGGTGCTTCAAGTTTATGTAACTTAGAGAAGTCACCCTCTGCTAATATTTTCTTAACATCCGAATCTAATTTAGATAGTAACTTAGCTTGTACTGTTAAATCTTTAACATTGAACTTTTCTAATCTCTCATTATTAGTTCCAAATATCTTACTAAGACCTTTAAACTTAGTAGCAAACCATTCTCCTACTTTTTCTACAAAATCACTATATGCACCTTGTGTAGTCAACTCTTCATAAACAGCTGTTACTCCATTTAAGTTTGTTATAGCTACTTCTAGTTCCTTTAAACTGTTTTCTTTCATGTCTTACTCCATTTGATTTAAATTATTCAATTAATGCACTTATAAGGTAACACTTATAGTATTTTTTAAACCTAGTACTTTTTAATGTAAGTAATTATAAACTATAATAAACAAAGGATAAATATGTTATTTCAAGTACAAAAGAAAGCTGCACCTAAACTTAATATAAATGTAGGAGCATTGATGGATATTCCTACGGGAGTTATGATAACAGGAGCTAGAGGTGAAACTATCATAAATGGTGGAGCTGGAGCTATAACAGGGGTAGTAGGTCCTGGTAATATTGGTAAGAGCACTATCTTACATTATATTATGTTATCTGCTGCTAACAAGGTGACTTATTCTACGCCTACAGGTTTACATACTTACGATACAGAAGTTAATGTAATGCCTGAAAGGCTAGAGAAATTAGCTCATAGACATAAGTACCTACCACATGATTTAGTAACTAGTGAAGAACCTAGATGGACTATAGCCGATAAGACTAGTTATTATGGTAATGAGTGGGCTACTCTTATGAAAAATAATACTAATGCTAAAATAAAAGATAAGAAAAACTTTGTAAAATGGACTGCTTTAAAAGCACCTAATAGTAAAGATATGTTAGAAACACCTATACCTACATTTATAGAGATAGATTCTATAAGTGAATTTGAGGGTTCTAGCACTATAGATATGTTATCTAAAGACTTAGATGACTCTAGCACTAATACTATATTTATGAAACAAGGTGCTCTTAAGACTAAGTTCTTAGCTGAACTACCAAGGATATCTAATAATACTAATAGCAGGTTTGGTATTACTGCACATATTGGTAAAGAGATAAATATGGATGCTAATAAGTATAATGTTCCTACTAAGAAGTTGCAATACCTTAAAAAGGGTGATGAACTTAAAGGTGTAAGTACTAAATTCTTTTTTCTTCTTAATAATGCTTGGAGTGCTACTAGTTCTTCTGTTCTTAAGAATCCTACTACTAAAGTAGCTGAATATCCTGTATCTAATAAAGATAGTGCTACTACTGAACTAACAGTTGTAAAAATGACACAGCTTAGAGGTAAGTCTGGGCAAAGTGGTTTTACTATAGAAGTAGTAATTTCTCAAGATGAAGGATTATTAGAAGATTTAACTAACTTCCATTATATTAAAAGTAATGATAGATTTGGTATAAGTGGTAGTCCAGTACATTATCATTTAGATTTACTACCTGATGTTAACTTAAGTAGAACTACTATAAGAAGTAAATTAGATACTGATGAAAGAGTGAGAAGAGCTACTGAAATGACAGCTGATTTATTGCAATTAGATATGTTCTTTCCTAGGTTAAGAGATGAAGGTCTATGGTGTGACCCTAAGACATTATATGAAGATATCAAAGCTATGGGATATGATTGGGAACTTTTATACAAAAGTAGGAATTGGTTAACACCTAATCAATATGGTGTTGAGATACCGTTCTTATCTACTGTAGACTTATTAAAGATGCGAGCTGGTCAATATAAGCCTTATTGGTATAAGGGTGAAATAAAGAAAATAGATTTAGGAGATAAAAAAGATGAAAAGTAATTTAGACTTAGGTCCTGCTACTGCATTATTAAATGCAGTAAGGAAACCAACAGACCCAGACTATGTGGTTATGGTATCAGATGCTATAAAATCACATTATAAAGACGATACGGAAGTTAATCACTTCCTAAGTAAATCAGAAGTAATGGCTTCTCTTACAAAAATACCTTTAATACAAAGAACTATCTTAAATGGAGTATTTGCTAAAATGCTATTCTCAATAGCCGGTACTACTTCTATTAATATATCTTATGTTATTGGTTTTTTATCTGATGATGGTTGTGATAAGATATGGGTAGCTAACTTAAACAAGGTAGTAATTCCATTTATGTGTCAAAATAAAATAAGCTTTAAGGATTATTAAAAATGAAAGATTTAGTATATATAAAAAAGAATGGTGTGTTTTTAGGAGAGCTTAATATTATAAGTAATGATAATACAAATGAAGTCGATCCTGTATTTGTATCTATGACAGATAGTGTATTTGACGACTTAAATGTTACTAATACATCAATGACTAAAACTACTGTAAACCAATTAGTACTTTCTACAGTAGCTGATGGTGGAGATGTAAATGATGAAGAGTTAACTTATCTTAAAACTATTACAAATGTAACTTCTGGATACAGTATTGACCTATATATTTTTAGAGGTAATTTTATTGTAATACCTACTATTGATAATGATAATCCTGATTCTTTAGTTTACTTTACAGCTAGAAACTTTAAAGGTGCAACTGGTAAACCTATCACTAGTTTATTTGGTAGAAATGAAGATAACTATATGGTATATGAAGCTAAAGCTGGACTAACTCTTAATCCAGATATTAAAATGCTAAATGGGTTTAACATAATAGGGTTAGATTTCTCTGATGGAGTAGACCTGTATATAAATTCTACTGATGATTATGCTAGAATATCTACGCCTAGATTTAAACCTCTTATCTTTTTAGATATAGGTACTTGTGAAGATGTGTTTGAAAGAGTAGATGACATTAGAGTAAACTCTATTAAAAGATCTGCTGTTAGAGAATACAAAATACATAATCAAAAAGCTATAGCTACAAACCGTATTCTTATACCTCTATTATTTTAGAGGTATAAGGTCATGAATGAAAAACGATTAAAAGCTATAGCTTATTTTTTACCTATAATAAAAGAGATAGGCGGTAGCGATAACGAACAATTATATATAGACTTATTTGAAAAGATGAGCAATAAAGACTTTGATGCTCTTATGGTAAAGCTTAGAGATGGTGACTTAGTGTTACCTGTTATTGCTCCTAATGATGGTAAAAATAGATTAAGTGTTAAGAAGAACTTTACATTAAGTAAAAAATTAGGATTTAGCTTCTTCCAATATTTAAAATTTGAGGGTGATAAAAATATACAAGATTATATTACTCCTAATAAATTTCATGTAAGTAGATTACCTGTAAGAAGAGCTGCTCAATTATTAACTAAGGGTATAAGTGTACCTACAGATGATAGAAAGATTGACCTTACTACAGGTCAAGTTACAGGAGATAGTAAATCTAGTAAGCTTACCATGCCTGAAGTACAAGTATTAGTAGGTCTAGGTTTAGAAGATTCTGTAGTAGAACTTATGAAGTACAGAGGTGGTGATTTAGGTGGATTAAGAGCTATGGATAGTATAGCTTTGAGTAATGGTGAAGTATCTCAAGATACACTTGAGCAATACGCTACTGGAGTTACATCTACTAAAACACTTAAGACATACTTTACAGCTATGCATATTAAAAATACATTATAAGGATGAGTAATGAAAGGTAAATTAATTATATTTGAAGGTATAGATTGTTGTGGTAAAACTACTCAGATAGATAACTTAGTAGAATACTATAATAGTAAGAATATTAAAACTATCTCTATGAGTAATGTATCTTCTAGTCCTGTGGGTAAAGCTATTAGAAAGGTATTATCTACACCTAAGTATGTAGTAAATAACTTACAGATGGCTTTTTTATTTATATCTGAATTATATATTGTAGTTGAGGAGATAAAGAAACAGTTAAACAAAGGGGTTAATGTAGTATTATCTAGATATATCTACAGTACTTTGGCTTATGCTGGTAGTAAAATAGAAGAATTTGATTTAATAGAGCAATCTTGGGTAAGTGATTTAAAACCAGATACTATTATCTATTTAGATATAGATCCTAAGATAGCTTTAGAAAGATTACATAGTAGAGAAAACGAAGTAATTGAAGTATATGAAAATATAGATAAGTTATCTAAAGTATACGATACATACAATAAAGTATGGAGCATGGTTTCTATAAAGTATCCTGATATACCTTTATTCAGAATAGATGCTAGTAAAGATATAGAAACTGTTAAAAATGAAATAGTATTTAAAACTGATATGTTATTTTAGTTCGAGTAAGAGTAAATATACACACTATGGAATATTCCATAGTGTGTATATTTACTCTTACTCGAACTAAAATAACATATCAGTTTTAAATACTATTTCATTTTTAACAGTTTCTATATCTTTACTAGCATCTATTCTGAATAAAGGTATATCAGGATACTTTATAGAAACCATGCTCCATACTTTATTGTATGTATCGTATACTTTAGATAACTTATCTATATTTTCATATACTTCAATTACTTCGTTTTCTCTACTATGTAATCTTTCTAAAGCTATCTTAGGATCTATATCTAAATAGATAATAGTATCTGGTTTTAAATCACTTACCCAAGATTGCTCTATTAAATCAAATTCTTCTATTTTACTACCAGCATAAGCCAAAGTACTGTAGATATATCTAGATAATACTACATTAACCCCTTTGTTTAACTGTTTCTTTATCTCCTCAACTACAATATATAATTCAGATATAAATAAAAAAGCCATCTGTAAGTTATTTACTACATACTTAGGTGTAGATAATACCTTTCTAATAGCTTTACCCACAGGACTAGAAGATACATTACTCATAGAGATAGTTTTAATATTCTTACTATTATAGTATTCTACTAAGTTATCTATCTGAGTAGTTTTACCACAACAATCTATACCTTCAAATATAATTAATTTACCTTTCATTACTCATCCTTATAATGTATTTTTAATATGCATAGCTGTAAAGTATGTCTTAAGTGTTTTAGTAGATGTAACTCCAGTAGCGTATTGCTCAAGTGTATCTTGAGATACTTCACCATTACTCAAAGCTATACTATCCATAGCTCTTAATCCACCTAAATCACCACCTCTGTACTTCATAAGTTCTACTACAGAATCTTCTAAACCTAGACCTACTAATACTTGTACTTCAGGCATGGTAAGCTTACTAGATTTACTATCTCCTGTAACTTGACCTGTAGTAAGGTCAATCTTTCTATCATCTGTAGGTACACTTATACCCTTAGTTAATAATTGAGCAGCTCTTCTTACAGGTAATCTACTTACATGAAATTTATTAGGAGTAATATAATCTTGTATATTTTTATCACCCTCAAATTTTAAATATTGGAAGAAGCTAAATCCTAATTTTTTACTTAATGTAAAGTTCTTCTTAACACTTAATCTATTTTTACCATCATTAGGAGCAATAACAGGTAACACTAAGTCACCATCTCTAAGCTTTACCATAAGAGCATCAAAGTCTTTATTGCTCATCTTTTCAAATAAGTCTATATATAATTGTTCGTTATCGCTACCGCCTATCTCTTTTATTATAGGTAAAAAATAAGCTATAGCTTTTAATCGTTTTTCATTCATGACCTTATACCTCTAAAATAATAGAGGTATAAGAATACGGTTTGTAGCTATAGCTTTTTGATTATGTATTTTGTATTCTCTAACAGCAGATCTTTTAATAGAGTTTACTCTAATGTCATCTACTCTTTCAAACACATCTTCACAAGTACCTATATCTAAAAAGATAAGAGGTTTAAATCTAGGCGTAGATATTCTAGCATAATCATCAGTAGAATTTATATACAGGTCTACTCCATCAGAGAAATCTAACCCTATTATGTTAAACCCATTTAGCATTTTAATATCTGGATTAAGAGTTAGTCCAGCTTTAGCTTCATATACCATATAGTTATCTTCATTTCTACCAAATAAACTAGTGATAGGTTTACCAGTTGCACCTTTAAAGTTTCTAGCTGTAAAGTAAACTAAAGAATCAGGATTATCATTATCAATAGTAGGTATTACAATAAAATTACCTCTAAAAATATATAGGTCAATACTGTATCCAGAAGTTACATTTGTAATAGTTTTAAGATAAGTTAACTCTTCATCATTTACATCTCCACCATCAGCTACTGTAGAAAGTACTAATTGGTTTACAGTAGTTTTAGTCATTGATGTATTAGTAACATTTAAGTCGTCAAATACACTATCTGTCATAGATACAAATACAGGATCGACTTCATTTGTATTATCATTACTTATAATATTAAGCTCTCCTAAAAACACACCATTCTTTTTTATATATACTAAATCTTTCATTTTTAATAATCCTTAAAGCTTATTTTATTTTGACACATAAATGGAATTACTACCTTGTTTAAGTTAGCTACCCATATCTTATCACAACCATCATCAGATAAAAAACCAATAACATAAGATATATTAATAGAAGTAGTACCGGCTATTGAGAATAGCATTTTAGCAAATACTCCATTTAAGATAGTTCTTTGTATTAAAGGTATTTTTGTAAGAGAAGCCATTACTTCTGATTTACTTAGGAAGTGATTAACTTCCGTATCGTCTTTATAATGTGATTTTATAGCATCTGATACCATAACCACATAGTCTGGGTCTGTTGGTTTCCTTACTGCATTTAATAATGCAGTAGCAGGACCTAAGTCTAAATTACTTTTCATCTTTTTTATCTCCTAAATCTATTTTCTTTATTTCACCCTTATACCAATAAGGCTTATATTGACCAGCTCGCATCTTTAATAAGTCTACAGTAGATAAGAACGGTATCTCAACACCATATTGATTAGGTGTTAACCAATTCCTACTTTTGTATAAAAGTTCCCAATCATATCCCATAGCTTTGATATCTTCATATAATGTCTTAGGGTCACACCATAGACCTTCATCTCTTAACCTAGGAAAGAACATATCTAATTGCAATAAATCAGCTGTCATTTCAGTAGCTCTTCTCACTCTTTCATCAGTATCTAATTTACTTCTTATAGTAGTTCTACTTAAGTTAACATCAGGTAGTAAATCTAAATGATAATGTACTGGACTACCACTTATACCAAATCTATCATTACTTTTAATATAATGGAAGTTAGTTAAATCTTCTAATAATCCTTCATCTTGAGAAATTACTACTTCTATAGTAAAACCACTTTGCCCAGACTTACCTCTAAGCTGTGTCATTTTTACAACTGTTAGTTCAGTAGTAGCACTATCTTTATTAGATACAGGATATTCAGCTACTTTAGTAGTAGGATTCTTAAGAACAGAAGAACTAGTAGCACTCCAAGCATTATTAAGAAGAAAAAAGAATTTAGTACTTACACCTTTAAGTTCATCACCCTTTTTAAGGTATTGCAACTTCTTAGTAGGAACATTATACTTATTAGCATCCATATTTATCTCTTTACCAATATGTGCAGTAATACCAAACCTGCTATTAGTATTATTAGATATCCTTGGTAGTTCAGCTAAGAACTTAGTCTTAAGAGCACCTTGTTTCATAAATATAGTATTAGTGCTAGAGTCATCTAAGTCTTTAGATAACATATCTATAGTGCTAGAACCCTCAAATTCACTTATAGAATCTATCTCTATAAATGTAGGTATAGGTGTTTCTAACATATCTTTACTATTAGGTGCTTTTAAAGCAGTCCATTTTACAAAGTTTTTCTTATCTTTTATTTTAGCATTAGTATTATTTTTCATAAGAGTAGCCCACTCATTACCATAATAACTAGTCTTATCGGCTATAGTCCATCTAGGTTCTTCACTAGTTACTAAATCATGTGGTAGGTACTTATGTCTATGAGCTAATTTCTCTAGCCTTTCAGGCATTACATTAACTTCTGTATCGTAAGTATGTAAACCTGTAGGCGTAGAATAAGTCACCTTGTTAGCAGCAGATAACATAATATAATGTAAGATAGTGCTCTTACCAATATTACCAGGACCTACTACCCCTGTTATAGCTCCAGCTCCACCATTTATGATAGTTTCACCTCTAGCTCCTGTTATCATAACTCCCGTAGGAATATCCATCAATGCTCCTACATTTATATTAAGTTTAGGTGCAGCTTTCTTTTGTACTTGAAATAACATATTTATCCTTTGTTTATTATAGTTTATAATTACTTACATTAAAAAGTACTAGGTTTAAAAAATACTATAAGTGTTACCTTATAAGTGCATTAATTGAATAATTTAAATCAAATGGAGTAAGACATGAAAGAAAACAGTTTAAAGGAACTAGAAGTAGCTATAACAAACTTAAATGGAGTAACAGCTGTTTATGAAGAGTTGACTACACAAGGTGCATATAGTGATTTTGTAGAAAAAGTAGGAGAATGGTTTGCTACTAAGTTTAAAGGTCTTAGTAAGATATTTGGAACTAATAATGAGAGATTAGAAAAGTTCAATGTTAAAGATTTAACAGTACAAGCTAAGTTACTATCTAAATTAGATTCGGATGTTAAGAAAATATTAGCAGAGGGTGACTTCTCTAAGTTACATAAACTTGAAGCACCTACGGTGGTGGGTCTCAATTCTAACCTAGTTAATTGTAATGTAGTTCTTAAGCAGAATAACTCGCTTATAGAGTCTAATCTTTTACCAATATTAGATATGGTAGATGAAACTATCTCTATGATTGTTAGTAATGAAGATTTTAGAAAAAGTCTTTCTAGTACAGATAAACATATAAGAAAGAATAGAGCTCTTTCTCAAAATATGTTAGAGAGTATTAATACTATTATAGATAAGAATAGTACAAGAGAGAAAGTTGCAGTAGGTGACCTTATAGATAGACTTTCAGATTTACCTCAAATAGTAAATGACTATAAACATTTAGGTAGTAGTTTTAATGTTAAATACATAAATGAAGTACATTCTAAGATAGCTGTAATTGAAGAAAAGTCAAAAACTCTATATGAATATATGGTAGATGAAGATAATACAGATATTACTATATCTAAAGAGTCTTTAAAAGAATTGATCTCAGCTATTGATGTTAGTGCAAACTTAGTTACAGTAGCTATCACTGTATTCTATTTAAATATGCAAGTATCTGATACAGTAATTAGTACAGTAAAACTTTTAAGAAAAAATATATAATGTATACTAGTATAGGGACATCCCTATACTAGTATATTAAAAATCTATAATACATAAACCTTATTAGAATAAAAGTTACACCAAATGCTATAATCACCTTGTTCAGTTTTTATAACTATATAGTATTCTATACACTCTTCACTTACAGATACTTTTAATAGTAATACCGTAGGTTTAAGAGGTTCTAGTTTCTTCATACTATTCCTATCCATAATATCTATTCCAAATACAATAGGTATAGTAATTTCATCACCAGCTTGTGTCTTTGTTTTAATTAGTATATGGTCTACACCTGTACCAATTAAGTATTTATATTTACCTTTTTCATTTATAGAAAAATAAGTATCTGTAATATCCATTACTTCAGTATGTGAATGAGATACCTCATTCTTTAAATCTTCTATATAAGATAGAAGTAAGATGTTTTTATCTAAAGATTTTTTAGCTAGTCCAGGAGGATAAACTTCTCTACATAAGGTATCTTCTTCTAATACTTTCATCTCTTTTCTACCTCTACCTTGATAAGTAAGAACATCTTCTCCAAAGTTAGTTAACATAAGGTTGCTTCTAAAAGATTCTAAAACATCTGTATCAATAACAGATACTAAAGATAAACTACCTAGATTATCTAAGAAAGCTTTTCTAACTACATTTAAAGTTTTATCTGGCTCAGCTAATACTACTAAACCATAACCAGAAGCAGGAGTCTTCTTACCAGCTTCAGTATCAGTTTTAAATCTAAGTACACTATAGATAAGATTATCCATACCAGGAGCTAATTGATTCATAAAGTATATATTACTATAAGATAAGAAAGGATGTCTTTTAGCTACAGGTTTCCAAAAATTCTTGATATCAGATACTTTCCATACAGTTTCATCTTTTTGGTATTTAGTAGACTTTAATCTAGCTAGTAAAGCTAAATCATCAGCTAACTCGTTACCTACATTATTAGAATGCCCTAGTACTTTATCTATATTAACTACAAGGTTCTTTTGTTTAGCTAATTCCAAAACTCTATCTATCTCACCCCATAAGTCTAAGTTTTTCTCTACAGTCATATTCCAAGTTTTAGCTGTATCCTCTTTTATCTTTTTAACTATATTTATTACATATAAGCTATCTGTTAATACTAATAATTCATCTACTAAATGAACATCGCCTTCTTTAGCTCTTATAAAGTAATCTACAGTAGATACAAAAGCCAGAATCTCAGCAGTGTTATTAGTACCTATCCTTTTAAAACTAGAGTAACCTGTAATGTAACAATCTGGAATTAGTAATTTATGGTCAGGAAAAGCTAAAACCATCCCGTCGTCTAAATATCCTTTATCGGTAACAAATGCAGTAGATGGTCTATCATTTCTTTTCTTATCTAAATTATTTTCATCATACACATAACCATGCATTCCACTTCCAGTATTAGGGTAAGTACAGTTATTATTGTTTGGATGGGCTGACCCATCGGTATACATTATCGCTTTCTTTATTGTTTTCATCAGTTATCCTTTTTTAAATATACTTTATTACATTAAAATACACTTTGCTCAAATAAAAGTCAGTTTTTGCTATTTAAATATAACCATATATTAATTTAATGTAAGTAGTTATGTTGTTTCAGTATTGAAACTAAGTAAAGTAAGGAGAACAAAATGAAAATAGCAATAGAGTATCATAAAGATAATAAAAGTATAGTTGAAAAAGAAGTTATTAAAATAAATAACAAGGTAGTTATCGCTAGTGATTGTGACGAAAGAAGAGAATTAATTATCTATACTTCTAAAATGAAGCATAGCTTTACTCATGGTGCAAAAATAAGATCTATAGGGTTTGTAGATAATACCATAGTATTCTTAGATGACAATAATGAACTATGGAAAGTAGTCTGGTTTAATGATGAAGTAGGATATCAGTTTTTTGGTCTTAATGTTATAAATAAGTTAACTCCTTGTTTATTAATATCAACAGGTGATATGAGTATGATTAAAACAAAAGATAATGAGTATTTTAATCTTACTTTAAAAGAAGGACCTATGGAAGTTGAAAAGGTATCTAGAACTAAGTTTGATAGAGCCTTCAATAGAGCAAAGTATTTAGATTCTTATTTAGATAAATCTAGTATAATCTTTAAGTTGGATTAATAAGATGTTATGTTTTAAACAAAGCTTAGAAAAGACATATGGTCATTGTTATCAACATACAGATAAAGCTCACGATATATTACATATTAGAGAAGTAGCTGATAATGCTTTAACTATAGTAGATGATCTAAAATTAGATGTTAATAAAGAACATCTTTTATTAGCTGTTTATATTCATGATATGTTCAGTAATGTTGATAGAGATAATCATCACACTTTAGCGTATAACTACGCCATGAATTCTTCTGATATATTTTTTGAAAATATAGAACAAAGAGATAGATTAGATATAGCTATGGCTGTAAGGGAGCATAGAGCTAGTCATAAAGGAAGTTATTATTCATTGTTATCAGAAATACTAGCTAGTGCAGATAGAGGTAATATAAATTTAGAAGATATGGTAGTTAGAAGTTATCTATTTAATATCAATAAAGCTAAATATCCTCTTACGCCTAGCATAGATATAAAGAAACACGATGAAGTGGTGTTTGATGTATATAAACATATGCATGAAAAGTTCGGTAGAGTAGGATATGTTAAATACCCTGACCTGTATATAAAATGGAAAGGTGGAGAGTTAGAAAAACTATATGCAGATATAGATAACTTAACACTTGGCGAAGTAAATAAAATAATAAAAAGTAAACTAAAATAAGGATAAGTGTTATGAGTAAAAATAAAATGTTAGAATTAGCTACAATGTTAAGTAGAGATCTAGAAATTGGCGAGATTATATTAAATAAAAAAGATACTAGCTTCATTATGGCTAGAGATTTAGAGGGTATACTTAATGAGTATATGTTAAAAGTTAATTTATCTAAAGAAGATGAAGAAGAGTTAGGTAAAATACTAGCGTACCTAGAAGATTACAAAGTTAAATATACTAACAAAACTATTATAGATGTCTGTATCTATTCAGATAAACTAAATCTAGAAACAGTTACAGAACACATAACTGAAATGTTAACTCTACAATCTGAATTAAATTATGATACTAATGGTAAACAATGGTTAGAGGGAATAACTAACAAAAATAGGTTCATAGATTTTAAACTATGTATAGGTATGGAAGTGAATGAGCTTATAGACTCTCTAAACTGGAAACATTGGAAAGATATACATAAAGAGCATGATATCGTTAATCTACATGTAGAGCTAGTAGATGCATGGCATTTCGTAATGGCTCAAGTACTTATAGATTGTAAAGGTAATATAGGAAAAGCTACTAGCTTAATACTTTCTGTTATGTTCTCTATTGGCGAAAGTAAAATGCAAACAAATAGTGTTGCAGAGATAATCAAAGCTTCTAAGAAACTAGTATCCGTATCTTACGAAGAAGAGTTAAAAGAATATGATTCAGTTATAAAAGAAAGAACTACTAAAAGATTAGTAGAAAGCTTCTTTACTTTACATAACAAATTATATGGTGAAGACATAACACCTTTATATAATTTATATAGAGGTAAACAAGTACTAAATAAATTTAGACAAGATTTTGGTTACTCTAGCGGTGAGTATGTTAAGACATGGTTTGGATTAGAAGATAATTTAATTATGATAGAGTTACTTACAGTGGATAATAAGTTCAATGTAAATCTTTATAACGAAATGAAAGAAATATATAACTTTATAAATCCTAATGTTGTATCTAAAGACTCTTACAAAGAATATACTTCTAAGTATGATATACATAAGATAATAGAGGTTATAAAATATAGTAAATTAAATAATAGATTTATATCTAAACAAAATGGCGATTCTAACGAATGGGTAGGTACAGTATCTAGTATCAAGTGTGATGAACATGATATTTATGTAACTATGTTTGACCAAGAAGATGATGCTTATGATATAGACCTAAATGAGATAGAGCATGTAGAAAACGAGTATATATGTTAGAAAAGTTAAAGTATATAGTTTATGAAGATAACGGTGGAGAGGAAGTACTAGTATTTCCATCTACTAATTCTCATAAAGATATGGTTCAAGCTTTAAATGCTAAGAAAGTATTAGGTGCAGGATTTTGTAAATTTATTAAACTAAAGCAGGTAATTTAGAAATAGATTGCTTTGGTGATAGTCATAGTTTAAATATTAAATCAAGAGAAAGAGACAGTCTTTTAGTTACTGCTTATTACATTGGTTTAAATCATGAAATATAGATACTGTACTCCTAGGAGTACAGTATCTTAAGTTTCTTTTTTCTTTATAGTAAAATCAATATAGCTGGATTATCTCTGATATCTGTTATAGCTAAATAACCTATAGCTATGGAATCTACTTGATGTTCCGTCATATTTAAAGGATTTACAAATTTAGTGATATCTTTTATACTATTTATAGCTGAAGTCATTCCATCTTTGTTAGCTCCTCCTCCAGCACCTATTCGTTTTTTAATAACAGTAGGTTGGTATTTATATATCCTAATAAATTTATTCACTTCATTACAGGCTAACTCTATAGTGCTTATATATTGTGATAGTTGCATTACGGCTTTAGGAAATCTACTATTCAAGAAAGCATTCTCTATAGCTAGTAACCTTATATCATATTCCTTAACAATACCCACTATTCTTTTATGTAATACTTTTAATCTAAAATTCATGTTATCTTTAGTATCATCTTTATTAACATAATTATTTAACAATAATAATATGCTTTCTATACCAACTATTTCTAAAGTATGTATATTGATAGTAAAGATAGTAACTCCGCAGTTAGCACCTGGATCTATACTTAAAATGTTTATAGTATTTTTCTTATCCATCATAATACATCTGGTTCCATACCACTTAACTCTATAGCTTTATTAAAAGCTACATTATTCTTTAAGGAATCAGACACTTTAAATTCAATATCTACAAAAAACATAGTTTGCGAACATATAGTTTCTAAATAACCCTCTTCTGTAGTTATATCTAATCCACTACATAAAGCTATCTCACTTAAGTATTTAGTATTATCTTCACCATACATAATAATCATATTTTGATTTATCTCTTCTAACTCATCGTCAGATAGACTTACATCTACCTTAGCTACGATAGCTGCGTATGAGTTACTCTCTACATCTATATGGTCTTTCATAGTGTGTCTAGGTTCTGGATTAAGTATCTTAGAGTTATTAGTATTATATAACGCCATAGAGGATCTTTCATTCACAGTACTTACTGAATAGAAGTTATCTTCAACTCTTATATTATCTAACTCTTTAAGATAATAACAAATGTATGGAACTCCATTTATAACTTCTTCTTTACGAAGCCTATATTTTTCTCTCTGAGCTGGAACTAAATCTTTATCAGGTTCTCTTATGATAAATGGTATATGTTCAAACAACGCACCATCCATAGGTCCGTGTTTAGATATGTTTAATCCATCTAAACTATCATTTAGAAATACACCGCCCGTACCAATAGCCATGTATTGTAAATAAGGATAAGTATCATTAGGTAGTTCTTTATCTATTTCTATATCAAACTTCTCATTAAGAGTAGTATTACTATTTATAACATAAGGTACATTAAATTTTTGACATAAATCTAATTTACTAGCATACATTGTTCTTTGTGATGTTAATAACATTATATATCCTTTCTAATCTTCATCATCTATAACTAAAGCATCCATTATTTCCTCGTAATCTAACTCTATTTTATTAGTAGATGTTTCTCCAGGAACTAAGTCTAAAGGTATATATTCATCTTCTAGTTCTAGACTACCAGTTCTAGCTTTACCAGTTTCTCTATCTATATTAGTTAACGCAGATAACATAGCTTCTTTATGCTTACTATCATCAGCATTTTTATTAGCATTAAGTTTAATTTTAGTTTTATCTGTAACTTGACCATCCATACTTCCTAATAGTTCATTAAGAACTCTAACACTACCTATATCTTTAGGTAGTTTTTCTTTAGTCATATTTAGTACTAAGTTCTTACGCATATTCTGTGTAAAGTCTAATGTATCCTGATCTTCATCTGTAAATACACTTATTGAATCATCTTCTAAATCAGTATTAATTTCTACTATATCACTCATTTGTATCTCCTGTTTAAATTTATCAATTAAACAGTAAAACTTCCATATGGATTGTATATTTGATATAAGATACTGAAAGGAGAAATATGTTTGATTTTCTAATTAAAAAATATAATGACTTTTTTAATAAAGAACTTACAAGTATAGATAAAATTGATATACTTAAAGAAAATGTAAATAAGATTGAAACATTAAGAACTAAAAATATATACATAAATACACCAAAAAATAATATAGTTGAACATTATATTTCATTATCTGATTTTGATATAAGTAAGGTAACTGTAGAGTATTTAGACATACCTACAATAAGCTTACATAATAATGTAAATATAAAGTTAAGGTATTGGTTATCTAATAATGGTTATCTTACTAGTAATGATGATATACTTAGATGGTTAGAACGAGCTAGAGAACTTATTTTGTTAGAACAAGTATTAATAAAAGGATTACACCATCCTAAAATAGGAGCTAATGGTAATAAGCTTAGACCCCACATAAATAACATAACTAGTATAGTAAATAAACTATATGAAGAATATTGTAAATTACCATAACCATATATTATTAAAATAGCTAGTATAACCATACTATGCAAATAAACCACAGTGATTAAATAACTGTAACAAAAGGAATAAAATGGCAACAAAGACAAACAAAATAGATGTCAATAAGTTTAGTGTAGCTAGGTCAGAAGGCGGTCTGTTAGCCTTACTATGGCGTAAAGCTATAAAAGAGAATAACTTAGATAAAGCTCTTATGCATCTTATTAACGGACATGTTAATAAAGAGATATCAAAGTTAGTTAAAGATAAAGAAGATGCTTCTAAAGTAACTGTGAGTACATTAAGGTCAGCTGTAGTGAATAGAGTTACTGCTACTAACATGACAGTTAAGACATTAGTAGATTTATTATTCAATGTTTTAAATGTAAAAAGATTAGATATCACTATCACCCTTACACATGCTAATAATAGAACTTCAACGCATACAGTATCTACAGATGGATTTGGGGAAGAAGTTACTGAAGATATAGTAGATATATTAAATAAAGAAGTAGAGGAAAATAACAATGGAAAATAATAATACAAATAAATTATTAAGTATTTTTAAAGATATGATAGTTAAGTATGGTAAAAATGAAATGACATTAGTCATAAATGAAATTATTACTATTAAAACACACGCTATCTTAAAGAGTTTCAAAGAGATGGATATGGAGGTAGATAAAGATAACAAAGAAACAGTTCAAGCTTTATTACCTGACCTAGTTATGTTCTTTGATATAAAGTGTAAAATACTAGAAGTGGAAGAAACTTTCATATCAGAAGACACACTTAAAGACTTAAAGACTTGGTCAGATGATAATAACATAGAGATAGAACTAGAAGAGAAATTTAATAGAGTAACTAATCTAGTATTGATTATGGATATTTTCTCTAATGATATCTTAACATTACTCAATGAGGTAAAGTCGCATGAAAATAAATAAAACTATAATAAACAACTTAAGTAATTATCCTCTTAAGAGAATTAAAGAAACAGATACTTTCCCTATAGTTAACATTAGTGATGTAAATGATAAGTTAGGTAAAATGTTATCTTTAGGATATACTAAAAAGTTTCCTACTATGTTTGGCGATATGATATCTTTAAGAGTGGCTATGGATAATTTAACTATTAAGAATTATCCTACTAGACTACTTACTAAGTATAAGTTAACTAAAGAAGATATATCTACTATACCAAAAACTAGATATAGTTTAAAGAATTATGGTGCTGCATTAACATATATGGTAATAACTAAAATAGAGTCAGATATAGAACTTAGAAAACTATTTACAGATTTAAATAAAGATACTAAATTTGTTAGCTATAAAGATATTTCTTCTAAAGAATTTGGTGTAGAGGTAAGTAAAAGAAACTACCATACTAAATCAAATCTATATTTAAAAGTTTTACATTCTGTTTTAAATATGTATAAAACCACTAAGGTAACAGACAATGATATTTGGAACCTTATTTATAGTAATAGACAATGTAACGAAACAGATCCATTTCATGGACAAAAAAGTGCAACAGTTTTAACCTTACCATAGCTAGCAGTACCTATAGGTACTGCTAGAGTTTCTTTTTTCTTTTTTATGATTAACAAATAAGAAGGAGAAATAATGGCGAAGAGTATATTCGATATAGCTAAAGCTACTAATAATGTTATAGATATTTATAATGCTAACACAGGAGAAAGTTTAGAAAGTATAGCTGGTAATAGAGAAAAGGATATTTTAAAATATTTAAAGAAATATGCTAAAAGTATATCTATAGAGGATTGCGAGAATATACTTATTATAGATTCTAATTTACCAGTAATAGATCAAGATGATAGATATGATTATTTATTACCATTTAAGAAAATAGATTCATTAACAAAGTTTTATCCAGTTAATATTAATAATGAAATATTCTTAGTTACAGAAATGGAATTGGTTAAATCAAATTTAACTATAGTTTCAGATGGTAATTTATCTCAAAAACTTAATGCTTATAATTTAGCTTACGATAAAGCTACTACATTGATAAATACTTATAACGATATATGGGAAACTTATTCCGATATAAACTATATGTTAAATGAACCAATAAACTTTATGGATACAAGTTGTTTTAATACTATCTTAGTAGAAAGAAAGTATGAGTTAGAAACAGAGTTATTCGATTTAGAAACTAAAATAAATGGTATATCTAGAAAGAATAAGAGTAGAGGATATAATACATTACCATTAGGAGTAATATCTAATGTAAGTATTACTTTAAACAGCTATAAAAAAGCTTGTATAGAACACATAAAATAATATAGAGTATAGGGATATCCCTATACTCTATATCTTAATATGCTTTTCTAGCTAAGTCCACAGGCATAGTAGGGAAATTTGTACGCTCAGTAACAGGTTTGTTTTTAACCTGATTAGCTGGAACATCTTTCTTTTCTACATCTATTTTACTTACTATATCAGAATTACTTTGGTTTATTCCATTTAGTTGTTCTAACATTTTCTCTTGAACAGCTAATGAACTAACCATAGTTCCTGCAATAGCTTCTAGAATCTTATTACCGTTAGCTCCCAGTATCTGAGTTTCTTTGTTAGATTTAACAGAATCTACATTAGATTTAGCTATCATAGTTCCAGTTATATCACCTAAAGATCTTTTAGTCTTAATCTTAGGAATCTCTTCTTTAGGATTAAAACCATTAATATTATTAACAGAATTTGTATTAGTTTTTACAGTATCGTTTATCTTACTAAAGTTAGTAGTTTTGTTATCTACTGTATTTAAACTATCTTTGCTTAAAGTAGCTACATCTTTATCTTCTTTATTTAATTCATCTTGGATATATGAATCTTCG